CTTTGGTGCTAAGTACAATTTGTCCTTCGAAACTTTTGAAGGATTGTGTATGGCACCACTTGTCACTGAGACAAAAGGCCCTCTAATTGGAGGATTTCATCTTGGTGGTAAGAATGGAGAAACACGTGGTTGTAGTGGTCTTCTGCTGAAGGGTGATCTTGAACGTGCCTTTGAACAATTGAAGAAGAAACCGAATGTGGTTTTGTCCAAGAGTTCGGGTACTATTCCCACAAAGCTTTATGACATTCAATTTTTCGAGAGCACAGAAGTTCATCCCAAGAGTCCTATAAATTTCCTGCCGGAAGGTACAAATTGTAAATTCTATGGTCAGGTTAAAGGACGTGCATCATATCATTCTGATGTGGAAGACACCGTCATTTCTGCATACGTGGAGGACGTATGTGGGGTTCCCCAGAAATGGGGTGGTCCCAAATTTCGCAAAGGATGGCCTTGGCAAGCATCGCTGCAGTATTCTACGAAACCGTCATGCGGTATTGAAGGATCACTGTTGGAGCGTGCTGCTGATGACTATCTGAGTGCGATTACAAAAAAGCTTGATGAGATTCCAGGATTAACACTTGATGTGCGACCTTTGACAGACATGGAGACAGTCTGTGGTCGTGATGGAGTTCGGTTTATCGATAAGATGCCACCGAATACTTCAGTTGGATATCCTTTATCGGGTCCCAAGTCGAACTTCTTGACTTTGTGTGATCCGAAGGATTTTCCTACGCATCAGTGTCCTGCGATATTAGATCAGCGTTTTTGGGACCATGCGAGGGAGATGGAGGAGCTCTATTTGAAAGGAGAGAGAGCTTATCCGATCTTCAAGGCTTGTCTGAAAGATGAGCCGACAAAATTGACCAAGGACAAGGTCAGAGTATTTCAGGGAGCGCCAATCGCTTTACAATTGCTTGTTCGCAAGTATTATCTCCCGATTGCTCGAATTTTGTCCATGCTGCCTCTTACTTCTGAATGTGCTGTTGGCATCAATGCCCAAGGTCCTGAATGGGATCAATTGGCAAAACATGTCATGCGGTTTGGTAAGGATCGCATTCTTGCTGGTGATTACAGTAAGTATGACTTGCGAATGCCTGCCCAAGTGATGTTTGGTGCTTTCAGAATTATGATGGAAATCGGTCGTCATTGCGGATATTCAGAGCGTGACCTTCAAATTATGGAGGGAATTGCTACTGACATTTGCTATCCTTTGATGGCGTATAATGGTGATTTGATTCAACACTACGGATCTAATCCTTCGGGACAAAATCTTACTGTGTATATCAACTCTATTGTCAATGCTTTGTTGTTTCGATGTGCATACTACCACACGTATAAGGATCGTGAAGACGTTCCTGATTTTAATGAAGTGTGCTCGTTGATTACATACGGCGATGATGCTAAGAGTTCTGTTCACGAACTTTTCCCTGAATTTAACCACATTACTGTGGCGAAGTTCCTGGAAGAGCGTGATATGAAGTTCACCATGCCTGACAAGGAGTCCGAGCCGACTCCGTATATGACCGATGAAGAGGCAGATCTGCTCAAACGTGCCAATAAGTATTCAGAAGATATTGGTATGATCATGGGAGCTCTAGATGAAGACTCGATCTTCAAGAGCTTACATGCCGTGCTTAAGTCCAAGGCTATCACTCGTGAGCAACAAGCAATGCAAAACATTGATGGAGCTTTGCGCGAGTGGTTTGCTTATGGACGTGATCATTATGAAAGGAGGCGTGAGCAGATGAAGGAGATTGCTAAGCGTGCTGATATTTCCCATGGCTGCACTGTCATTCATGAACCCTATGATGACAGATTGAAAGTCTGGAAATTGAAGTACGACTAAGCGCACTCCGTCTTGGGCAGACGTTAAATGCATCCCTCTGGGCGTAACCCACCACGTCTATTAGAACCAAAAGGGGGTGCTCTGTATTGGATGACCGCATGTCTCCAATTTGTCGATCGTTTGGAGACGATGTAGGCTTGCAGAGCAAGGCACTTTCCTCGTAAAGTACCCCT